ACATTTTGCTCAGATCATAGACAATGCGAAATGGGACACGAAAGAAGCAAAGGGAAATCTAGTAGCGGTCAATTACGTTAAAAATTACAACCGAATGATAGAATTGTTGTTTGAATCATCGGCGAATGTGGCAAAAGCCTGGGGAACCGGGATACCATTGACATTGATTAAGGGGAACGTAGAGACTTTGAAAAAAGCATTTGATGAAGGGGTGAAGAAACCTAAGAAATAATGGCACGACCTAAAAAATATCAATCGGTTAAAGATCTTGAAAAGAAAATTGATTCATATTTTAAGGATAATGATCATCCTACAATCACCGGATTAGCCCTTCATCTTGGCTTTACTAGCCGAATGGCATTAATTAGAATTGAGGGATATGAGAAAGAGTTTAGTGACGCTATAAAAAAAGCTAAATTAAGGGTTGAGCAGTTTTATGAAAATCATCTTTTAAATTCAAATTGTGCAGGTGCAATATTTGCCCTCAAAAATTTTGATTGGAAAGATAAGAAAGAAAGTGAAATTTCAGGCGAAGTACCTATAAATGTTAAAATTTCATATGTAGAATCCAAGAATAATGGGAAATGATGTTTTAATCGAATACCCTAAGATTTATTCTTTTTTGATTGAAAAGAAAGCCAGATACAAATGTGCTTATGGTGGTCGTGGTGCTGCCCGGTCATGGTCTTTTGCAAGGGCTTTATTGCTAAAAGGCTTAGATGAAAAACACTTAATACTTTGCTGCAGGGAGATCCAGAAATCAATAACAGATTCGGTGCATAGGCTTTTACAGGATCAGATAAATATGCTTCATCTTGACCGCTTTTATGAAGTACAAAAGAATACAATTCGGGGATTGAACGGAACCAATTTTATTTTTGAAGGATTAAGCCAGAATGTAACTAAGATCAAGTCAATCGAAGGCATTGATATTGTGTGGGTAGAAGAAGCCGAAAAGGTATCTGAAGATTCATGGGCTATTCTGATCCCCACAGTCCGGAAGGAAGGATCGGAAATATGGATAACCTTTAACCCAGACCAGGATTCAGATCCTACCTACAAAAGATTTGTATTGACACATCCGCCGAACAGTATAATTATAAAAACTTCATGGAGGGATAATAACTGGTTTCCGGACGTGCTTAGAAAAGAAATGGAATATGATTACCATGTGGATCCGGACCGTGCATCCTGGATATGGGAAGGAGAGACCCGAAGTCATTCAGATGCTCAAATCCTTCATGGAAAGTGGACCGTGGAATCTTTCGATCCTTATATGGAAAGCGGGAATCGAAAGGTAGTTAAACCCAGCTGGTATGGCCCGTATTTCGGTGCTGATTGGGGTTTTGCCAGAGATCCCACAACACTTGTAAGGTTCTGGATTGAATTACTTGACGAAGGGTATAACATCCTGATAGAACACGAAGCCTATGGCATAGGGGTCGATATTAACGATACCCCTGAGATGTTCGATAAAGTACCGGACGTGAGAGATAGTGTAATACGTGCTGACAGCGCCAGACCTGAGACTATCCATCATATGTATAACCAGGGGTTTAACATTACAGCTGCTCCCAAATGGCAAGGGTGTAAAGAAGATGGAATTACCTGGATGCGTGGTGCTGAAAAAATCATCATCCACCCACGGTGTATTCATGCAATTGAAGAAGCTAAGAACTGGTCATATAAGATTGATAAGTTAACAGGGGATATCCGGCCTGAAATAGAAAAAGGCTGGGACCATATATGGGATGCTGTAAGATACGGAGCTACGCCTATGATACTTCATGAAATAGAGGATACAGAAATTTATGAAGATAGAGTAAGGATTTCGAATATTTAAAATATAAAATCATGGAAAGCGGAACCTATAAATTAACAATGGAATTAAGATGGATTAAGAAAGGTAGGGTGAAAAAATTACAACAAAAAGCAATTGAGATAAATAGTGGTCATGAGGAATGGATAGATATACCTAAACCGATGAATTGCGATTTTACCATAATGCAAAAGAAAAATTAAAAGAACTTAATGATAACATCATGGCTAAAGGATTTGTAAAATGAAACTAATAACTAAATTAGAAGATCGGGAACAGAAACAGCGTCTCGATACTTTGATCGAGGCCGTAACGCAGAGTCTTGACAATGAAGACCTTCTCAAAGAGCGTATAGCCGAACTTGAATTTGCATGGGAAGATAAAGACTTCATCCAGCTTAACGAACTGGGTGACGGTAAACAGTTTTCCCGCTCTTTCTTAAGAAAGATAAATTATTGGGCCAGGCTTTACTGGCTAAAAAACCCTCTTATCAAAAGGGCCGTCAACACTCAAACCCAGTATGTGTTCGGGCAAGGAATCAATATCCAGGCTGATGATGAAACAATTAACGAGGTCTTACAGGCATTTCTTGACAATAGCAAGAACCGAATAGAACTTACCGACCATCAATCCAGGATGGTAAAAGAAACTGAATTACAGATTAATGCAAACCTGTTCTTCGTGTTCTTTGTCAATCAATTTACTGGTACTGTTAGTATCCGGACTATTCCGGCTGACGAGATAGAAGATATTATATGCGATCCGGAAGATAACAAAACCCCACTTTATTACAAAAGGGTTTATTATCAGAAAGAATATAACCTATTCGGAAGGGATATAGAGAACAAACAAAAAACGGTCTTTTATCCTGATTTCAGGTCCACCGATTATAAAGGGCCGGTAAGATTATCGGGAGTAGAGCAGGAGGCTTTTGTTTATCATATCGCCGTTAATAAGCTTTCGGATATGAAGTTCGGGGTATCCGAGGTATACGCTGCCATTGACTGGTCTAAGGCTTACAAGGAATTTCTTGAAGATTGGGCGACTATTGCAAAGGCCCTTTCACGATTTGCGTGGCGTGTGAAGTCAAAAGGAGGGAAAAGGGGACTGCAGAACGTAAAAGATAAATTAAAGACCTCGCTTGGCTCAGGAAGTGCCACTGAAAACAATCCTCCACCGGCTGCAGGGTCCATGCTTCTTGAACCGGAAGATAAATCCATGGAGCCGATCAGGACAGCCGGGGTAGTCATGAAAGCAGAGGACGGTAATAAGATCATCAACATGGTATCTGCCGGAACGGGAATCTTTTACCATTACCTGACAGGTGATCCGAGTACCGGCAACCTGGCGACGGCAAAATCAATGGAGAGGCCAATGGAGATAATGTTCAGGGACAGACAGCAGTTATGGGTATCCATATTCACCGAGATAATTAATTTTGTCATTAAGCAGTCTATAAAGGCCCCGAAGGGTAAGCTTACCAGCATGGCAATTATTGAACTCGATGATTATGGGGAAGAGCAGGTTAAATGGAGCGAAGGAATAGATACCAATATTCATATTTCCTTCCCGGATATCCTTCAGAAAGATATCGACAGCTTGGTTAAAGCGATTGTCAGTGTGGCAACCCTTGACGGTAAGAAGCTGGCAGGAACCCTTGATATGGAAACTGTTACCAGGATGCTACTCGAAGTATTAGGCGAAGAAAATATTGACGAAATAATAGAAAAAATGCCTGAGATGCCACCCGAACAACCCACCGAAGGTCAGAATATGGTCGTAGAGGCAATTAAGAAACTTAAAGAGGTAATCTCAAAGCATAATGGGCAGGAGGTATAAAATGGAACAATTATTTAAAGAATGCCCAGTTTGCAAGGGAAAAGGATTAGTACCATACGGATTTTATGATCTTAATGGATATTTTAATGCAAATAATAATTCATTGACCGCATATCCACCAACTCATGAAACTTGCAGGAGATGCCATGGAGGTGGTATTATACCAATACCACAAGAGATAACGTCTAATTTTGTTAAATATATTTCATAAGTTTTAAAAGATAAATGATTCAAGACGACATCATAGAAGTGCTTGACCAGTTCATTGAAGCCGAAGCGATTCTCCAACGTGAAAAGGCTCTCTTACAGCTTATCCGACAAATGGAAAAGCGGGTTGGGAAGATATTTATTAAGCAGGGAAGATTATTTTTAGAAATATTTAAAAAAAATAAGTCTTTATTTGAAAAAATAGCAGAAAGCGAACAAAATTCATACAATCTAAATGGTACCAGATTACTTACAGAAGCCACTAAGAATAAAGAACTTATACAAAAAACAGCATGGGAATTGAATATGGAGGTTGAAAGGATGATGGCAAGAGTAGAGGAAACAATAAGATGGGAAATGGTTGACGTTGTAAATAAAGGAATAAGTCAATCAATCGAGAAAGGCTTCAATAATGGAGTGTCTTATCTCGATATTGAATATGCATTTAATGTAAAACATCCACGGGCGATTAATTATATCAATAAAAGAGGGGCCGAACTTGTCACCAAGATAAATGAAACGACACGGTCTGAAATTAAAAGGATAGTCACCAATGGAATCGAAAAAGGTCTAAGCTATGACCAGACAGCAAAGGAGATATCCAAACGCTTCAGTGAATTCGCAATCGGTAAGCCTCAGTTACATATCCGTTCCCGCGCCCATCTTGTAGCGGTCACCGAGGCTGGAAATGCTTATGAGACTGGCAACTACGAGGCCGGTAAACAATTACAGGAAGCCGGAATAATGCTTGAAAAATACTGGGCAACAGTCGGGGATAACCGTGTCTCCGATGGCTGCTCTGCCAATGAGGGCCAGGGATGGATACCTTATGATGAGGCTTTCGAATCAGGTCATGAGCATCCCTTAAGATTCCCTGGTTGTCGTTGTGCGCTATTAACCAGGAGGAAGGGGGAATGATCACTATCTTATCATATCCCCGTTCCGGTCAGAACCTTATGTGTCATATGCTTAACGCAGTCGGCTTGGAATGTGAAAAAACGCATCATATCCGACTGTGGGAACAGTGGCCCCCAAAGAAAGAGGATATCCTGATCGTCTTGGTCCGGGATTTCAGGGAATGCATACCCAGGCATATTCATCCCAATGAACCGGTCAGTATTAAGATGATCACGGCAATGTTCAACCGGGAATATGGATTGAATGAACCGGCGGCCCAATATCTTCAAAACCTGGTATTATACGATATCTATCCACAGCAGAAACATTTGATTTATTATGAAGAACTTGTAGGTAAATTTGACTTTGATTTCAATTTGTTTGCTTTGGATCTAGGTGTAGAATGGCCTATTTTGATAGATTTCGACTGGGATACCGAATTTAAAAAGTCCCTTGACAAGTATCCGGATCCCAGAAGCGGGAAGGATGTGGATTATCATAAAAAACGGATAGAAGATATCCCTTTGCTTGAAAAGCTGATGCGGGAACTTAACCCTATAATATTTAAAAAATACCTAAAGAGATATGAAACGAAATGGCAGCCAGTATAAGGAACGCAGGCAAATAGTCAAACTTTGCGCTCATTCTCCGCATGAGGGGTTGAAGGTGATCCAATCAAGGGTGAATAAGCTCAAGGACTCCAAGTCGTTAACCAGCACCGTTGAAATATTGAGTGAGATTTTTTGCGTTTCTGAGCGGACAATATGGAATGATTATACAGAATAATTTACTGAAACTACTGAAAAAAGTTACTGAAACTACTGATTTACCCTTTCAATTTTTTTGTTTCCCTTAATTCCCCGATGTACTTTTTGACTTGATTTTGACTGAAGCAGTTAAAAAACGGATTATGTAAAGTGCCATATCCATCAGAACATGCGGCAAGAATCATCAATCCAGGTGAATTCCAAACGGATTCATTCAGAAGGAAAAGTATATCTGCCGGGATTGATATCATAATCGGAAAGCTGAAAGGTAAAACAAACACCACCACCCAGGCTTATCGATTTAAAAAAAGCCAATTTACCGCAGACCAGGCTAAAGCTTGGCTTAAAAAGCACAAGATAAAATATACATCTTTTGAAGCAGCAGCTAAAACCAAAGAAAATATGACCATCGATGAGATAATCAAACAGTTAAAAGGGATCAAGTTCACAGAAAGGGTTCATCAATTAATAAGCGACCTTGAACTTTTCAACGAATCCGATGAATCTCCCATGAAGAGGGAGGCTATGGAAGAAGCCCTGGATCTATTGGAAGCCGAAAGGATGTCTAACGATACTCGGGAGCTTCTAAGGAATGCCTTAAAGGCCAAGTATAATGATAAATATGGTCCTTATCTGCATGATTTTTCCGATTCGATAGTGATTTATACGCGTGAGGATGAAGGCAAGTCATACCAGATAAATTATACCATTGATGCTAATAACAAGGTGACATTCGGGGATCCGGTTGAGGTTGTTCAAAAAACAGTATATGAACCGGTGAAAGAATCTGTTGATCCTGAATATTCTGAAATCGAAGAATTGAAAGAAAGTGCTCCTTTTGTCGGAGATATCATACCATTACTTGAATCCCAAATACGGAAAGACGGGACAATCCCTATTAAGATAATCCAACCCGGATGGGGGGATTCAGGGTATTATCCTTCCGATGTTCTTAAAAGGGATGCAGGAATTTATAAGGAAGGAACCAAGATGTACCTGGACCATCCCACTGTCTCAGAAGAAAGGGAGCGTCCGGAACGCAGTGTCAAGGACCTGGCCGGGGTACTGATCTCAAATGGCACGTTTAAGGAAAATGGACATGCCGGGCCAGGAGTATATGCCACAGCCAAGATTTTTTCAGATTATGCAGAACTGATCAATGAAAAAGGTCCGCATATAGGAGTATCCCATGTGGCTTATGGCAAAGCTAAAAATGGCGAGGCTGAAGGCAAAACAGGAAGAATAATTGAAAGCCTCAAAGTTGCAGCCAGCGTTGATTTTGTAACCACCGCAGGAGCCGGAGGTAAAATAACTGAACTCTTTGAATCATTAAGAAATAAAATTGAAAACATGAATGAAATCAAAAAAGAGGATTACGATGCTCTAAAAGAGAGCAATCAGAAACTCTCAACTGAAATGGAAACGCTGAAAAAAGAAAATCAGCGTATGAAGGAGGCGCAACTGATTGCCTCAGCGAAAGACTTCGTGGCAGAGAAACTCAAGGATGTTAAGATCCACGAAGTTGTAAAAAACCGACTTATCGAATCAGTATCCTTAAAGGCCAAGGCCAATGATAAAGGAGACTTAGACAAAGATGAGTTTACAAAAGTTGTCGATGCTGCCGTGAAAGAAGAAATCGATTACTTGTCCAAGATTACAGAAAGCGGCAAGATCAAAGGCATGGGTGATTCTTCTTCCGTAGATGACGATGGGCAGGATAAAAAATTCGAGGAAAGCATCACCAAAAATATCAATGCTATTTTAGGGAAGCCCATCGAACAGGCAGAAAAATAATCATTAAAAACTAATATAATGGCAATAAATAGAAAATACGAATATGGGCGCAAGTTAAATGTTGCGTGTTCGCATCCTACCTCGCCAAGTTCCGGGCAGCCTTGCCGTTTTGGAGACCTTACCGGGGTAGCCTTGACTGACGAGGATAGTGCTGGTAACACCACGGTCGATTTTGGCCCGGCTGTTTATAATCTTTCCGTCAAAGGTGTTAATGATGGAGGCAACTCTGCTGTAGCGGTAGGTGATAAGTTGTTCTATGTAGATACCGATATAAGTGACGGATCGGGTTTCCTTTCCAAGAAATTAACCAACGGCCGGTTTTTCGGTTTTGCACTGGCAACAGTCGGATCAGGATCTACGGCAACAATCGCAGTTGCAATTAACCCGGCACCAGGGCCCACGGAACTGGCAGCTAATTCTTTGAGTGGATTACAAGCCGCTAATGTAGCTGATGATAATGTGATCGGCGGGATTCCGGTTATCCACAGAGTAGATATTGCAGACGGCGCGGGAGATACCGATGTTACATTGACCCACAAAACCAGGGTTCTCGATGCGTGGGCTGTTAAGACAGCCGCCAATGGTGGATCCGGTGATACGGTGACGGTAAAAAACGGCGCAAATGCAATCACTTCAGCAATTGATCTGAACGTAAATGATACGTTAATTGCCCGTACCACATTAATTAATGATGCTTATCATGAGATTGCAGCATCGGGAACATTGAAAGTTACAGCAGCTAATGCTACCAACAACGCCTGTACGGTTTATGTCCTTGGTATTCGTGTAGCTTAATTTGATAATCAAAAACAAAAAATAAAATGGCAGAATTTCTCGAAGTATTAGAAACCATTAAAGCCGAGGAAGCATCGGTTGAAAAGATATACAGAGGCGAAGGCCAAAGCCTGAATTTAAGACGGCGGAACAACGCCCGTTTTAAGGAATCAGTTGCACACCTGACAGGGCTTATCCGTAATTTATATGAGCGTGGTTATAGATCTGACATCCGAAAGTTTGAAGAAGCAATGACCACAGATGACTTCCCGTATCTTTTCGGGGATATCATCGACCGGATGCTGCTTCAGAATTACAGGGAAACCCCACAGGTATACCGTAATTTCTGCAAAGTAGCCACGGTCAGGGATTTCCGTACGGTGAACAGGTTCACTGTTAGCGGGGGAGAATCCGTGCTTACGGCCGTTGAACAACAGGCGGAATATCCTGAAAGTTATCTGGGAGAGGGCAAGTACTACTATTCAGTTAAGAAATACGGTCGAAGGATGCCTTTTGCCTGGGAGACTATGATCAATGACGATCTGGATGCGCTGAAAGATATACCGGCAAGGTTTGGAAAAGCGGCACGAAGGACAGAAAGCAAGTTTGCGACTGAACTTTATGTTGATTCATCCGGGCCTCATGCTAGTTTGTATACTTCAGGCACCAATCAATTAACCGGCAATCCGGTTCTTTCCATTGCTTCCTTACAAACGGCAATGACTTATTTTGCCGCTATAAAGGATTCCGATGGAGAGCCGATACTTATTGATCCGGTTTACCTGGTAGTACCACCGGCATTGGAGATTACGGCACTGAATATACTTAATGCTCTTCAACTGGAATTGCTTGAAGTTGGTGGTACAACTAATCAGAAATTGATCGCGGCAAACTGGATGAAAAACAGGGTGAGGTTACTTGTTGACTGGTATATTCCAATCGTAGCGACAACTAACGGTAATACTTCCTGGTTCTTGTTTGCAGATCCGGGTAATAACCGACCGGCCCTTGAAGTTGGCTTCCTGATGGGACATACTGAACCCGAAATATTTATAAAAGCCCCGAATGCAAGACGTATTGGCGGTGGCGAAGATCCCATGAACGGGGATTTCGATACCGACTCGATCCAGTACAAAATACGTCATGTGCTTGGCGGTACTCGTATGGATCCCAAGATGACAGTAGCCTCAGACGGCAAAGGATCTTAATTGTTTTTCATGGTTGGCTGCCTCTTTCTGCTTTCTAGGAAGAGGCAGCTTTTAAAATCTTAAACTTTAATACTATGAATTTAAACGATATATTAAGATCGGCCTATAAGATTGTATGTGACGGTTTTGACCGTATCGATGACGGAGTTACTGATGAAACCTTAAATCTTTTCCAGAAGATTCAAAGACAGGCAGCAAAAGGAGCCACCAAAGTAAGTGGTATAAAAAAAAGTAGGGCTGAAGGGATGAAGGAATACAAGTTCGATATTTCCAGATTTATACCTGCTGATCCTAAAGAAATTGAAAAGAAAATTGAGATTGACAAAAAGCGGGCTAATCTTGAAAATCTTACCAAAAAGGAACTTTTGGAAGTTGCAAAAGAAATCGGAAAAGAGATAAATCCCAGAATTAAAAAAGTTGATCTCATTAAAGAATTAGTGAACTGATGTCAACAACCTACGATCTATCAACGGATATTGGAAAAATCAGGCTTCTAATCACAGATACCGATATCTCTAATGCCACATTTACAGATGAAGAAATATCGGTTTTTCTTGGTTTGACAATAAATGACGATGGCAATGATATCTATTATGCTGCTGCTGAAGCCCTGGATACCATGGCCAGGTCGGAAGTATTGACACAAAAGCGGATTAAGCTACTCGATCTTCAAACCGATGGTCCGGCAGTAGCAGCCGAATTGAGGAAGCAGGCCGAAAGGCTAAGACAGAAATCCGATGCCGAAACAACAATTGATTGGGCTGAAATGGGCCTGACCAATGCCAATAAATCAGAGATTATCTGGAATGATTTCATGAGAGAAAATGGATAAACGACTGATACATCCCGATTTAATGAACGATCTTGAAGATTATTTCTTCACCAAGGATTGCACTATCCAAACGCCGACTATTGCTAGTTCGGGAGAGACAGAACCTTCGGGATGGTCCAATAAGCTTACCGAATTAAAAGGTAAAAAAGCCGAAATTTCAGCACTCAGATCGGGGGATGAAATCAGGCGCAAAGATGGAACAATTGTTATGCATCCCTGGACCGTGGTTCTTAATTCATATCAGCCGACAATCACCGAAAAAGACCGGCTGGTTATCAATTCTGTCAATTACGATATCCTTTCAGTTCATTTTGATTCTGAAGATCAGATAACAAGGTTAATCGTGGAGGTGGTCAAATGATAGCAATGCAAATCATCGGTGATAAGCAGGTTATCCAGAGGCTTCAGGTTGCCAAAATTAGAGGTATGACTGCTGCCAGGTTAGGACTCAAAGCAGGAGCCCTGATCATAGAAACTGAAGCTAAAAAGAATGCACCTTATAGAACTGGTAATTTACGCCGGAGCATCACATCAGGAGAAGTCAAGCAATTCGGCAATGATCTTGGAATAGAAATCGGGACTGATGTTGAATATGCATATCTTATTGAGTTTGGCACTCCTCCCCATGTTATCCAGGTCAGGGATGCAAGAGTGCTTACGGACGGAAAAGGTAATTTCTTTGGTAAGAAAGTGATGCACCCCGGGACCGCTCCCAATCCTTTCTTAAGAAAATCCCTTGATGAAAAAGGCGGAGAAGCCAGGGCAGAGATCGCAAAGGTAATCAAAATGGCATTCGTATGAGTTTAAAGTCTGAAATATTGACCTTTATTAAATCTAAATCGGAAGTTACTGACATCGTCGGAAACAGGATATGGTACGATAAACTCCCTGAAGATGCCACGCTTCCGGCTATCACCTTTTCAAGGATCTCAGACCCTCATAAATATACCCAATCGGGTGATTCGGGACATAGAAACCCAAGAGTTCAGTTTTCATGCTGGGCAGAGACCGATCAGGCAGCAGAGGATCTCGGAGAAACCTTATCGGGAGTGATGACTGCTTTTGTGGGTGCGTTTGGTAGCATAAATATCCAGAGTTCTATGATTGAAAACAAGGTAGATATGCATGATCCTGCCACTAAACGCTATTTCGTACCGGTAGATATAAAATTCAGATATAATGGCTAAGAAAAAGATTGAAAAACAGCCTGAAAATAAGGATTATACCATTGGTAAATGGAAAGACCTTCCAAGATATCAATGCAAGTTATGTCCTTTTGACAGCCTTCATGAAGAAGTGATTATTGAGCATATCTGGAAGGCGCACTATGCGCCTCCTGAGTCGGATGCTCCAAAAAAAGAATTATTTGACAGATTCGGAAATAAATTGAAAAATGGCTAAGACAACGCTTACTAAAACAAATGCCAACGGCAATTTTGCGGCTGCTTTCAAGGTTCTTACGATGACGGCAGCAGATACAAGCAATCAAAATGATTTTGCCTGTAGTGGTGATGATTTGATTGTTGCATGGAACTCAGGTGCCAGCCAGCATACAATCACCCTTACCAGTGTTCCATATCCTCCGGGACGTTCGGGGACCATAACAGCTGAGACAATTGATGCCGGAGTGATTAAGATATTCGGTCCCATGAAGGCTGAAGGCTGGCAGCAATCGGACGGAAAGATATACATAGAGGCAAATCATGCAGAGGTAAAATTTGGAATCATAAAATTAAGATAATATGGCTAATTACGCGAGTTTCGGAACATTATTAAAAATCGGTGACGCTGCAACCCCTACTGAGAATTTTACCACCATAGCAAATGTTATGGATATCACGGGGCCGGGGCTTTCTCTAAGGACTGCCGAAAGCACACATCAGACTTCAACAGGTGGCTGGGCTGATTACATCGGAACGATAAAAGACGGAGGCCAGGTGACCTTTCCGATTCTTTTTGATCCGGTGGAAAACACCCATG